TTTATATCTCAGTAATTATTTATATTCTGAAGAGTTTCCTTTTTATAAATAATCATAGTATTGATTTACACGGATAACAATTACATTAGGAGAGATGATATGCCTTTTCAAGTTAGCCCTGGCGTAAATACATCTGAAATTGATTTAACAACAGTAGTTCCTGGCATCTCTTCCATTGATGCTGGATTTGCTGGTCCTTTCAGATGGGGTCCAGCAAACGATGTGACTCTTATTGATTCAGAAGACCTTTTGGTACAAACATTCCAAAAGCCTGATGCAAATACATTTTCATCGTTCTTTTCTGCGGCCAATTTTCTACAGTATTCAAACAAATTGCATGTGGTACGATGTGTATCCACAAATGCTAAGAATTCAGCATCAACGCCTGGTGGTGCAATTCTCGTAGCAAATAACACAGTGTATTATGATTCATACGATGAAGGTGGAACTGCTGTTGCAGATTCCAGAGGTGACTTTATGGGTAAGTATGCAGGTTCACTCGGAAATAGTCTTAAAGTTTCACTTTGTGGTCCAACAAGAGCAAACCTTGCATCTGGAAACACAGTGGTTGCATCTAACTCTGATGTTGCACTCACAGGAACAGGAATTACAGTTCATGCATCATCTGGTGCAATGGGTGGAACAGGCACACTCTTTGGAACAGAACTTAGAGTTGGTGATGTAATTCAGACAAATAATGGAAATACTTTCGTAGTTTCTGCTATTTCAAGTAACACTGCTGCAACAGTTAATAGAGATCCAGTAACAGGTGCGATATCTGGTGCAACTGCAGTTCGTTTTAAGAGATCCCCATTTGGAGAACCTTCTAAAAACATGCTTGGAACAGTTGCAGTTACGGCAAACAGTACAGCAGTTACAGCAACAACAGCCACAGCGAGAGATGCTGCAACAACTGGATTCGATCTTCAATATACTGCTGGTGACATTATCAAGATCAATGGAGAAGAAAGAAGAGTTGAAACAGTTACAAATTCCTCTCACATGGTTGTTAATACTGGATTTACAAATACTGCAACTGCTCAGACTCATTCCAGAACTTGGGAATACTCAGGTCTTTTTGATAAAGAACCAGTAACAACTCAATATTCTGCAGATAAAGGTGCACTTTTTGATGAGGTTCACATTGCAGTAATTGATGAAGACGGAGAGTGGACAGGAAATCTCAATGAAGGTTTGGAACTTTTCACTGGTCTTTCAGTAGCAAAAGGTGCAAAATTTGAAGACGGAACAAAAGCATATTATGTAGATGCTATCAATCGTAGGTCAAGTTATGTTTGGTGGGCAGACCACAACTCAAAGGGTGATGCATATACCACTGCAGGAGCTTCAGTTTCTGCTTGGGGTGCAACTCCAACTGCTGGAACAGAATATGCTTCAGGTGGTCCAAGCGGTTCACTCATTGCAAGGTCAAGTCTTGGTGGTGGTGTCGATGGTTCGGATGTATCAGATGCCAATAAAATCACAGGTTTCAGAAAGTTTGAAAATGCTGAAGAAACTGAAATTGGACTTGTAATTGCTGGAGAAGCTACTGCAACAGTCGCACTTGATATTATTTCGATGTGTGAATCGAGAAAAGATTGTGTTGCATTTATCTCACCAGAACAAGCTGATGTTGTCAATAATTCAGGTGGTGAAGCAGATGCTGTGGTAGAATTCAGAAACACATTAGGAAGTACATCCTATGCAGTTATGGATAGTGGTTACAAGTATCAGTATGACAGATACAATGATGTCTTCAGATATGTACCTCTAAATGCTGATATGGCCGGTCTTTGTGCAGCCACAGAAGCAAACAGAGATGCTTGGTTCTCACCTGCTGGATTTACCAGAGGTATTGTAAGAAACGTAGTAAGACTACCTTTCAATCCAAGACAATCTGAAAGAGACACACTTTACAAAAATGGTGTCAATCCAGTAACAACCTTCATGGGTGCTGGAACAGTCCTTTTCGGAGACAAAACTCTCCTTGCAAAACCTTCTGCATTTGACAGAATCAATATCAGAAGATTGTTCATCATCATGGAGAAAGCCATTGCTAGATTTGCAAGAGCTCAACTCTTTGAATTCAACGATGCGTTCACAAGAGCACTTTTTGTCGGTGCAGTTGAACCATTCTTGAGAGATGTTCAAGGAAGAGATGGTATTACTGATTTCGTAGTTGTTTGTGACGAATCAAATAATACATCATCAGTAATTGACAGAAATGAGTTTGTCGGAGATATTTTTGTCAAACCAAATAGAGCAATCAACTTCATTCAACTCAACTTTGTTGCAGTCAGAAGTGGAGTAGAATTTTCTGAAATTATCGGTTAATAATATAAATAGTTATTAATAATCAAGTGGGGAAAGACGGAAGCAGCCGAAGGGTGTACTTGTAAAATAAACTTCCCCACTTTTTTCTAATCGCTTTCGGCCCGAATGGGTATTAAGGAGAGAAAATGTCTTTCGATATTTCAAAATTTAGATCAGCTGGTCTGAAGTCTAGTGGTGCTAGACCAAACTTATTTGATGTTCAAATTACTAAAGCACCTGTTAATGGTTTGACAGATGCAGAATTTAGACTTTTATGTAAGATTGCTGCAATTCCAACATCAACTATTGGTGTGATTGAAGTTCCATATTTTGGAAGAAATGTCAAAATTCCTGGCAACAGAACTTTCGACAACCTTTCAGTTACAGTCATCAATGATGAAGATTTCAAGATTAGAAATGCCATCGAACAATGGATGAACAGTTTGAACTCACATCAAAATAATAAGTCTGCCGTTACAACTGCTGGTCAATCTGGTAACCTTTCTGGTGAAATGGCCATACAACATTTTGACAGAGCTGGAAATGCTATTTCTGGTGCAAAATGGTCATTTACAAATGTCTATCCAGTTGCTCTGGGTGAGATTGCACTGGATTGGGGTAGTAATGACACTATTGAAGAATTCACTATTGATTTTGCATACGATTACTGGACACACGGACAGAATACTCCAAATCTATAGTAAATAAATATATTATATAAGTTTCCAATTAACTAGGGGCATGGGGGCTTCTCGGCCCCTCATCCTCTAGGAGTAAATGAATGGCTATTGAATTATTTGGTTTTACAATTGGAAGAACACAGAAAGAACAAGAAGCGAAAGACAAAATTTCTTTTGCTCTTCCTTCCTTAGAAGATGGTTCCCTTGATATTTCTGGTCCTGCTGGTGGTGCTTACGGCACTTACCTTGACATGGACGGCGCTGCCAAAAACGAATCTGATTTAATCCGAAAATATAGACAAATGGCTCTGTTCCCAGAAGCTGAATTGGCTGTCGATGATATAGTCAATGAGGCCGTTGTAGCAGATAGGGAACAAAATCCAGTAAATATCAATTTGGCCAATGTCAATCTTTCACTCGATATTAAAGATAAGATTTTAGAAAATTTTCATGAGGTAATCAATCTTCTTAATTTCAATGAAACTGGATATGACACATTCAAAAAATGGTATGTTGATGGAAGAATATACTATCACATAATCATTGACCAATCCAACCCAAAACGTGGTATATTAGAACTCAGACCCATAGATGCACTCAAGATTAAAAAGATAAGACAAATAATCCCACCAAGAGAAGGTTATGACTCTCCAACCATGCCAAAAGTTGAAGAATACTTTATGTTCAATGAGTTGGGTATCGATGCAAAGTATGGTTCATCCAGTGCATCAAATCATATCAAAATAGCACCAGATTCTATTGCATATTGTCACTCTGGTTTATTGAGTGAAGACAAGAAACTAGTTCTCAGTTATCTGCATAAAGCAATCAAACCACTCAACCAATTGAGAATGATTGAAGATGCTGTAGTCATATACCGAATATCAAGAGCGCCAGAGAGAAGAATATTTTATATTGATGTTGGAAACCTACCAAAGATGAAAGCAGAACAGTATCTTAGAGATATTATGACAAGATACAAAAACAAGATGGTATATGATGCGGGCACTGGTGAAGTAAGAGATGACCGCCGACATCAATCAATGTTAGAGGATTATTGGTTACCAAGAAGAGAAGGTGGAAGAGGTACAGAAATTACCACACTACCAGGCGGTGAGAATCTTGGAGAACTTGCTGACATAGAATACTTTCAAAAGAAAATGTACAAGGCTTTGAACGTACCTTCCTCAAGACTTGAACAAGAGAGTGGATTTACTCTTGGTAGAGCGCAAGAAATATCCAGAGATGAGGTAAAATTTTCAAGATTCGTAGAAAGACTCAGAGGTAGATTCAATAGTCTTTTTCACACTTGTTTAGAAAAACAACTCATTCTAAAGGGTATTCTCACTCTTAATGATTGGAGAAGTATTTCTAAAAATGTTCATTATGAATGGCAGACTGATTCACATTTTGCAGAACTCAAAGAAGCAGAGATGTTACAAGAAAGACTCAATCTGTTACAGAGTATGAATTTTGCAGATGAGATTGTCGGAAACTTCTACTCTAAAGATTTTATTAGAAAGAGGATTCTGAAACAGACTCAAGAAGAAATCGATCAGATGGATAGAGAGATTGAGCAAGAAGGCGGCGGTGGAGAACCAGAAGATGAAATGCAATCTTTCGTTCCAAAGGAAGGTGAAAACCTCAACGAAGAACTTGATAAAATTGTAGAGGAAAAAATTGTTGATAAAGAAAAAGATGAAGAGTTGAAAATGAATATCAATGATATTTTTAAATCAGTTTTAGAAGAAGAAACGGATGAGTTTAGAGCAAACTAAAAATGTAGATTTAGACTCAGCAAAAGTTCTTGCAACAAGTCTACAATACACCAAAAAAGAAATTAAGAAACTCAAAGAGGAACTTGAAGAATCTTTTGTCCCTATAAAAGAAGTTGTTGGAGTAGAAGGTCCAGAAGGACCAGAGGGTCCGCAAGGTCTTCAGGGTGATAGAGGTTTACAAGGTATTCAAGGTCCAAGAGGATTTCTAGGCCCTCAGGGAGAGATAGGTCCACAAGGTGACCAAGGTATTCAAGGTGAATCTGGCTTATTAGGTGAACAGGGGCCACAAGGTCTTCAGGGTGAACAAGGTATCCAAGGAGAACAAGGACCACAAGGAGAACAAGGTTTACCTGGGCTTGATGGTATTGATGGTAAAGATGGAGAACAGGGTCCACAAGGTGAGCAAGGTATTCAGGGAGAACAAGGGCTTCAAGGTGAACAAGGTATTCAAGGTGAGAAAGGTGATAAGGGAGATAAGGGTGACCAAGGATTAATGGGTATGTTGGGTCCACTTGGCCCAAAGGGTAAACAAGGTATTCAAGGTGAAATTGGTCCTCAAGGAGAACAAGGTTTACAAGGTGAGCAAGGTGAAAAAGGTGATGCTGGACCACAAGGGATACAAGGTGAACAAGGACCGCAAGGTGAACAAGGTATTCAAGGAGAAGTCGGTCCAGAAGGACCACAAGGTGAAAAGGGTGATGATGCCGATGTAACCAAAGAACTTGAGGATATTGACAAAAGATTCAATAATTTAAGTGCTCAGATTGCATCTGCTAAAATGAGTTCAGGTGATGGTGGAGGTTTAGACCCTAATAAAATTAATGCAAGTTTAATCCCAACTCGTTCTGCACATTTTAATTTAGGTTCTGCATCAAAACCTTGGAAAGATTTATTCCTTAGTGAAAACTCTTTGAAATTGATTGCAACAGACGGAACTCAAAGCACTGTTTCTGCATCTGAATTGACTGTACTTGATGGTTTAACTGCAACAACTGCTGAACTAAACATATTAGATGGTGTTACTGCAACAACTGCAGAAATTAACATATTAGATGGTGTTACAGCAACAACTGCCGAACTAAACACACTAGACGGAGTTACGGCAACTGCTGCAGAACTGAATCTCTTAGATTTTAGTGCACAAACTGGTATAAACACAAAATTTCTTAGAGGTGATGGTACTTACCAAACTGTACAAGCAGGAGGTGGTGGTGGTGCAAAACATCAAATGCAGAATGCTGGAAGTAATCTGAATGAAAGGGCATCCCTTAACTTTGATGGAACACACATTATCGCAACTGATGATTCCAGTAATGACCAAACCGATGTAACAGTTAGTTCAAATCTTCAAGCATTTTCTGGTAAATCTGCACCATCTGGTGATGTAGTCGGGTCAACTGATTCACAGACACTTACAAATAAAACGATGACAAGTCCTGTTATCAATACAGGCGTTAGTGGAACTGCCATAGTTGATGAAGACAACATGGCGTCTAATTCAGACACAAAAATACCCACACAGCAATCTGTCAAGGCCTACGTTGACAACGAACTAAATAATGTAGACGCAGAATTACTTGATGGCCAAGAAGGTGCCTTTTACCAAAATGCAAGTAACCTAACTGGTTCTGCTAGTGGAATTACTTCTGTAACAGTAAATTCAATAATGACAGTGGTTTCAACTACTGTTACTGTTGCAACTGCTGGACAAACTGCTGTTGATAGTTTTTCAACCAGTAGTTTTAGAGCAGCAAAATATATTATTTCAGTGAGTGATACGGATGATTCAACATTTGCAACAACCGAAGCATTAGTGGTACACAACGGAACGGTAGCTTCTCTTACACAATTTGGAGATGTGACTGTCGGTTCTGGAACATTACCAGACCCAGCTTTTGATGCAGATGTAGCAGGGGGAAATTGTAGATTATTAGTGACTACAAACTCCAATCAACAAACAATTAAAGTCACTCGTATGACAACTGTAGTTTAGAGGAAATAAACAATGGCTAATAAAGCATTTGTAGCAAAAAATGGTCTTACTGTAAACACGGCCAATATACTCATGAGCGAATTGTCGGGTACACTAACTCCGACAGCTGCTGGAAAAATTCTTATCACCGATGGTACTGGTCAAATGGGAACTCGTACCGAGGCCCAGATCAAAAGTGATATTGAAGCTGGTGTAGTTGAAACAGTTACGGCTGGAAATGGTCTAACAGGTGGTGGAACAGCAGCATCTGTTACTGTCACTATGGGAGCACCTACAACTCTCACAGTTAGTACTACTGATACAGTTGGTGCAGAAACTCATGCTCATGCTATTACAACTTCTAATGATGTTTCTGGTGGAACTTCAGCAATACTTTCTTCAAGTGGAACTGGAAAACTTTCGGTTCATACTCTCGATGCTAATAATACTTTAGAGATTGCTGGCACGGCTCTGACCTCTACAGCTGCCGAACTCAATCTTATTGATGGTTCTTCTGCTGGTACAGTTGTCAATTCCAAAGCAGTCATTTATGGTAGTTCTGGTGAAGTAAATGCTACGACACTCCAAATTGGTGGAACGAGTATTACCTCTACTGCTGCTGAACTTAATCTGATTGATGGTTCCTCTGCAGGTACAGTCGTAAATTCTAAAGCCGTTATCTATGGTTCCTCTGGTGAAGTGAATGCTACGACACTTCAGATTGGCGGAACAAGTATTACTTCTACAGCGGCTGAAATCAATATCTTAGATGGTGTTACCTCAACAGCAACTGAACTTAACATAATAGATGGTAATACTTCTGCTTCACCTGCAGTAACTATTGTAGATGCCGACCGATTTGTTCTAAATGATGCAGGAACAATGAAACAAATTGCCGCTACGGATGTTGCAAATTATGTTGGTGCAAATCCTGCAGATTTTAGTGCAGCAATTCTTCCAAATGCATCTGGAACGATTGACCTTGGAAGTGCAACAAAAGAATTCAACGACATATTTTTGGCTGATAGTTCGGTAATCAAGTTTGGAAATGACCAAGAAATCACCCTTACACACAATGCCGATAAGGGTCTTACATTAAAACATGAGGCCACTGGTGATGACATTTTTCCAACCTTTACTCTTGCAACAAAACAAACAGATATTCAAGCAGGTGATGTTTTAGGTTCACTAGATTTTATTGCCCCAGATGAAGGTAGTGGAACTGCAGACCAAGATTTACTTGCAGGTGCAATAAGAGTTATTTCTGAGGGAGACTTTTCAGATACATCTAATGCATCCAAAATGAGTTTTATGTTGGGTGTTTCAGAGGCAGCATCAGAAAAAATGTCTTTGGCATCAAATGGAACTCTTACAATAAGTGGTGACCTTGTTGTTTCTGGTACAACAACTACAGTAAGTTCAACAACTATAGAAGTTAATGACCCATTATTACATTTAGCTCAAAACAATGGTACATCCGATGCAGTTGATATTGGTTTTTTTGGTAAGTATGATACTGCTGGAACTGATAAATTTGCAGGTCTTTTCAGAGATGCAAATGATGGTAAATTTAAATTTTTTAAAGATAATGAAGCCGAACCTGACACAACAGTAAACACTAGTGGGACAGGATATGCAGCAGCCACAGTTGTTGCCGGTACATTTGAAGGTGCTTTAACTGGTAACGTAACTGGTAATATTAATGGTGACCTCACTGGTACACTTCAAACAGCAGCACAAGGAAATGTAACATCTCTTGGAACATTAACTGCATTAACAGTCGATAATGTAGCAATAGATGGTTCAACAATTGGCCATACGAGTGATACCAATTTGATGACACTTGCAGATGGTGCATTAACTATTGATGGAACTGTAACAGTCGGTGCAAACGATGCTGGTTTTGATGTAATTCTGTACGGAGAAACTGCAAGTGCAAATATGACATGGGATGCTTCTGCTGACGATTTGATTCTTAATGGTGCAGCAGGATTGGTAGTCCCAGACGGACAACTTACACTTGGTAGTACGGCAGTATCTGCAACGGCTGCAGAAATTAATTTAATTGATGGTGATGCAAGTGTTGCCGCTGGTGCAGCAGTTGCAGATGGTGATGGACTTCTTTTGAATGATGCCGGAACCATGAGAATGACTACAGTACAAAATTTGGCTGCATATTTTGATGATGAGATTACAGCAATGCCAAATTTGGTTCAATCTGGTGCTCTTAATGCAGGTTCTATCACATCTGGTTTTGGAACGATTGATACTGGTTCATCTGCTATCTCAACAACTGGTGTTCTTACTGGTGGTTCAGTCGTAGTTACAAACGAATCAACAATCGGAAGTGCAAGTGATACCGATGCAATCCGAATTGGTGCAGGTGGTTCAGTTGCATTCTCTAATAATACAGTCCTTTATGGTGCATCAAATAGTACAGTTGCAACCGCTTCAACTCAGACATTCTCTGGAACAATCGGAACAAGTGCAACTGAAGTGGTTTTCACATTTAAAGCAAAAGATGGAACAGTAAGTCCAACTCATGCAACAAACTATCAAGGTGGAGAGATAGTCCTTACTCTCAAAAAAGGAACAGATGTTGAGACTAAGAAAATCATGATTCACCATGACGGCGACCCATCTTCAGATGGAACAGACATTTTTATTACAGAATTTGCCACTTTGGGAACAGAATTAGGAGAGACTATAACTACATCAATGGGTGATGCAGACGGAACTAGTTTGACAACAAATGGTGACAAACATGTTCATTTTAAAATTCAAAATCCTTCTGGAACAGATGCAATGACCTATGCAGGTGTTGCACACTTGGTTGAAATTCCAGGCGATAGTTAATCTTTATAATGGAGTAAGATATGGCAAGTAAACCTTTCAGGTCAAGAGTGGGAATTGCATTGGATAATCAAGGTAGTAATCCAGATGCAGAAACAGATGAAGTAGTTATATTCAAGAAAACTACTGGTAGCGGGGGAACAGGCGTATTTTTTAAGAATCAAACAGATTCAAATAATGTAGATGAATTAGTATCCAAGAAGAAAGCCATAACTTTTGGATTAATATTCTAGGAGAACAATGGCCCTATTTCAGGCACAACTTGGTACATCTGATACTTCAGTATTTAATCCGAGTGCAAATTCAGCTGTTACAACTATGTTTATTTGTAACACACATACCTCGGCAATTACAGTGACCATACATTTGATAAATGGGTCAGGTACACCAGATGATACCAATGCAATATTGAAAGATTTATCTATACCAGCGAAAGATACATACACTATGAATAACGAAAGAATAATTCTTGATGCTGCAGACAATATAAAAGGTCTTGCGTCTGTAGCTAGTAAGATAACAGTAACAGGAACCTTTACAACGATATAATATGTCAGGATTTGCAGCAATAACTGATAAATTTGAGGTCTTTGCCCCAGGCGATGATACTCAAGTTTTATTTAACGATAGTAATGATATTAATGCAATATCTACATTTACCTTTACAAAAGGTACAGCAACCCTGCAATCTTCTATATTCAGAACTGGTGCTGATGGAACTGATATAAATGCAACGAGTTCCATCAATGTAGGTGCTGGTGATGATTTGGGTATGTATCATACTGGTTCACATAGTTTTATTGAGAATAATACTGGTGACCTAACTATTTTGACGGATGGTACAAATGGTGCTGGAATTATACTTGATGCTGAAGATGACACAGTAGAAATCAAGTATTCTGGTACACTTGGTGCCACATTTGGAACAAGTGGTTTAAATTTAGTTGCGGGTGATACATATCAAATTGGTGGAACTGCAGTTTTGGCTGCAACTGGAGCAGCTGCTCTTCAAACAAGTGCTGTAACTGGTTTATCTGCACTGAGTTCTGGACAAGTTGCTGCAGACTCTGATGTACTTTTAATATACGATGACAATGCAGCTGCTTTTAAAAAGGTAACCCCAGATAATTTAGGAATTACTGGTGGAGGTGGTGGTGGAACAGATACCCTTCAAAGAGCCCTTAGAACTTTGGGACTTGTAGAAGTAGACGCATCTTAAAGGATTGAACAATGGCTATAAATGCACAAGATATTTTAGATACCCTAGCAAATAGTGTAACTCATTCTACTTTAACGCCAGGTGCAGCTGCTAATGCTGGTGCTTCAGCAAAGGGTCAAGAAGTCAATGCCTATGCCAAGGCAATGAAAATTATAAAACAAAATTCTACTTACATAAACAATCAGTCTACACAAGATACTGCAACTGCTGATGCAATAGAAGAGATATTTTTTGGGCATCAATATCAAGCAGCCTCACCTTATACCA